AGATCAACTGCCGCTGGTATTACTCAAAATAATTTAGGTATTGCTGTATTTGACAGTGCTGTCTTTAGTAGCAACAACGGCTTTATTAGCATTGACGAAGGACAGTTAGCAATTACTAAACTTGCTAATATTCCAGACGAAACTGTAGTTGGTAGAGCAGTAGGTGATAGTTCCGACGGTGATGTAAGTGCAATTCCTTTTGCAACTATTGTTAACCAAGGTGGTACATTTACTACAAGTGGTGCTCCAAGTTCAATTGTTAAAACACATACAGATGGTTCAATTAATGTACAGGCATTAGAAATTGACAGTTCAAGAATTATTGACACATCAGGAACAACTGTAAACTTTTCAAATCCAGGATCAACATTATTCTTAAGTTCACAAACAACAGGTGGTGGAGTTACTAATAACTCAATGACTGGTAACCTAAACATTGGTGCAAGTAGAGCAACAGAAAGTACCTTCCAAACAAACAGTTCGTATGCAGGTGAAAATTATGTTTCCGCAGATTGGATGTATTCACACTTTATTGAAGCACCGAGCGAAGCAGATGGCAACGGAACAGGTATTGCTATTGGCGCTGGCACTGGGTTTTCAAATGCAGATCAAATTGGTTTTGTAACTAATGGCGATCAAACATTAGTAGTTACTAACACAGCACTTTTACCAGGAACAGGTGATATTTACGATTTAGGTTCTTCTTCACTTAAATTTAATAGGGTATTTGCTATTGAAACAAGTGCTCAGGCAAACACAGCATTGTACGCTGACTTGGCAGAGAACTATTTGGCTGATGCTAATTATGAAATCGGTAGTGTAGTAATATTTGGTGGCGAGCAAGAAATTACCGTAACTAAATTAAAAGACGACAGAAGAGTAGCAGGTGTTGTTTCAGAAAAACCTGGTTATTTAATGAACGCAGGTGCAGAGGGCGAGTTTGTTACAGCGATTGCATTACAGGGTAGAGTTCCTGTAAATGTTGTAGGTATTGTTAAGAAAGGAGACTTGTTAGTTACAGCAAGTATTCCAGGTTATGCAATAGTAAACAACGATCCAAAAGTTGGAACAGTAATTGGTAAAGCATTACAAGCCAAAGACGATCCCGGATATGGCACAGTTGAAGCAGTGGTAGGGAGAGTATAATGGCACAGAGAATTATAAACATTGGATCAAGTGCTAATAAAGGGGATGGTGATCCGATACGTACAGCATTTAGTAAAGCAAATGACAACTTTACTGAATTGTATGGAAAAGTTACTGTACTCGAAGATGGTACTGTTGCACAGGTACAAGATACTAAAGGAAGTATATTTGCAGATGACAGTACTCTACTTGTAGATGCTATTAATGGTATTATTCCTGCTTCAGTAGTAAGCGGAACACTTAATAACAATACAGTAGGAACACATACAGGTCCTGTAGATGGTGACTTAGTAGGATCAGTTTTTGCTGATAATTCAACATTACTTGTAGATGGTGTTAACGGAACAATTCCAGGTTATGTAAGTATAGCAGAAATAAAATCAATAGCGGCGGCAAGTATAGACTTTGCTGACTTCCAAACAAGGATAGCGGCGTTATAAATATGAGTATAGGAAAACAAAATGGCAGATAGAATACCACTAATTGTAGATGTAGATGACGGTAATAAGTTAAAAGAATTACCCATCGGTGATAACTTAAACTTAACTGGATCAGGTATTATTGGTGCAGGTAATATTCAAGCAACCAGTCTAACTGTTGCAGGAGTTCCATATAATCCATTTAGTGGTGCATATGCAGACTTAACTGGTACTCCGACTATTCCAGAAAATACAGACGATATTGTTGAAGGTACTAAAAAGTATCTTACTGATGAACGTTTACAAGATGGAGTTGCAGGATTTTTAGTTGCAGGTGTTGGGATAATTTTAAATTATAATGACGCCGCAGGAACACTTACAATTGAAGCAACTGGAGTTGGCTCAGGCGGTGGTGGTGGATCTACTACACTTGCAGGATTAACAGATACAACACTTACAGCACCTGCTGTAGATCAAATTTTAAAATATAATGGCAGTGCATGGGTTAATAACTCGATAGCATATTCAGAAATTACTGGTCGTCCTAATTTTGCTACTATTGCAACAACTGGTAGTTATAATGATCTAAGTAACAAACCTATTATTCCTATCGACCTTGATGATTTAACAGATGTTGACACAACTACAACGCCTCCAACAAATGGTCAAGTTTTAAAATGGCTAGAAAATAAATGGGCACCAGCAGACGATATTACACAAGGTGGTAGTGGACTAAATGCAGATACACTTGATGGATTTGATAGTTCTTATTTCCTTGATTGGACTAACACAACTAACAAGCCTGTTTACCAAGTTAGTGATTTAGATGACACTAGTATTTCAAATCCAGCAGGAGATCAAATTTTAAAATGGACCGGCTTAACTTGGATTAACGCAACTAATGAACCTGATTTTAGTAACGTACAAAATACTCCAACTACACTAGCAGGATATGGAATTACCGACTCTCCTACAGTATTAACAGACCTAGGTATTTCAGATGGATCTGCAAACGGAATTTTTAAAACAGATGGTGCAGGCAACTTTACTTTTGCAACAAGTTTATCAAACTTAACATTAACTTCTGTAGCAAGCATTGGATTTGCTAGTGGCGCTACAGTAAACGAATTTAGTACAGATACTACACTTGCAGGAAATTCAAATACAGTAGTTCCGACAGAAGCGGCAGTTAAAGCATATGTTGATTCAAACATTGGCGGAGGTGTTGTAGACGGACTTGCTTCTAGAGGAACAGTAGAAACAGCAACCGCCAGTATTGCTAACAACGTAGATGCTAATGTAACATTTACTGGACACAAAGCATACGCATTGATGAGCATTCAAACATCCGCGGCGGCTTGGGTAAGATTATATATTAGTTCATTAGCAAGGACAGCAGATTCCACAAGAGGAGAAGGAGTAGATCCTTCACCAGATGCTGGAGTAATTGCAGAAGTATTAACATCAGGGGCGCAAACAATTAATTTTGGTCCGGCGGTATTAGGCTGGAACTTGGCAAACGATACAACAATTTACGCGGCAGTTAAAAACAAGAGTGGGGGAACTGCAACTATTAGTACTACACTGACTCTTCTTAAAATGGAGGCATAATAATGTCTTTGGCTAAACTAGTCCAAAAAAGAGTGTACATGGTCACATTACATTCTAAAGATGATCTAGATTCGTTCTATGACGATATGCAAACTCCGGGTGGCGATTTATATATTCCTGATAGAGCAGTTACAGTAAACAACCAAAGACCGATTTCACGTACAACTGAATACTGGCTCACTGATGTCGAAGCAGAACTAGTAAAAAATGATCCTAGAGTTAAAGTAGTTGAACTTAATCCTAAAGATAGAAATATTGAAGCAGAGCACTTTGATATTATTGAACAAACGGGTGACTTTGATCGCGACTCGACTAACTCCAGCAATGATTTAAACTGGGGTCTTTATCGTTTAACAAGAGGCAGTAATCTTACAAACTGGGGCAGTTTGTTTACTAATTTAAATAGCACTATCAAATTAAATGCAACAGGTAGAAACGTTGACTGTATTATTTGTGATGGTAATGGTGTATACACCGGACATCCAGAATATGATCAACCTTCGGCAATGAATATTGATGATGGATCGGCAACTAGACTTAATTTATTTGATTGGAATACATTACAATCTCAAGTAGGGGCACCAGATACTTACACATATTCAAACCCAGGTAGTTATCATGCAAACCACGTAATGGGAACTGTGGGTGGTAATAGACAAGGTTGGGCTAGAGATGCTAACCTTTATAATTTATACTACTACGCTGGCGCTATTAATAACAGTAATTTTCCTTATGTATTTGATTACATACGAGCATTCCACGAAAATAAAGCACCAAATCTTGTTACAGGATATAAAAATCCAACAGTAGTAAACAACAGTTGGGGTATGAGTATTTTCCCTCAACAATGGAGTTTTAGCGCAATTACTGCGGTTACTTATAGAGGAACTAGATATACTCCAACCGGTGATATTGTATACGGAGGTGCAAATGGAGTTTATAGTTCTACAACATCACTAGCAAGTTTTACAGGAGATCCAGACAACGGTCTAGGACAACGTATTACCACAAGTGGTAGTGAAGGATCTGCTGTTGGTGACTATACTGCTATTCCTACAGGCTGGACACGTACTGGAGGAAACGTAAGTGAAACTTTAACTACAGTGCCAGATTCTACATATACAGTTCTAATTCAAGGACCATCTGAAATTAATTTTAGACATAATGTTAGTTCAGGCGGAATAACTGGACAGACAACTATTCAAGGGACTGTTACAGTACAAGATGCAAATAGTATCACTGTTGCTAGTGTTACTGATACACAAACATCTGCCGATGGTGGCACAGCAGAAATTGATTTAATTAATCTAAATCTTTCATTACCTAATACAGAAATATATTCAATTACATATTCTACTTCAGTAACACTAGCATCAGATCCAACAACAGCGGCATTTATGAGTTGTACTATTGTAGGTTATCAAGAATCTAACCCGGCGGCAACTGTTACTTCACTAGGAACACAATTAATTGGATCAACAGCAACACTTACTGCTAGTGTTACTCCAACAGTTGGTGGCAACGATGATGGTTACTGGACTCTTAATTTACCGTTTAATATCACATACCTAAGCGAAAACTACAATACAGTATACATGGGTACAAACAGTTATCTAACATTTGGAGCAGGAGCAACAAGTTATTCTGGTATTGATGAAAACACTCCTGCACTTCCTAAAATTATGATTGCAGGCGGTGATCGAAGTGCTCAAAGAATTTTTTACGGTACAAGTGGTACAGTAGGAAGTAGAATATTCACATTAATTTATGAAGGTCATACTGACTATCAAAATGGGGTACTGGGTTCACCGACTATTAGATATGAATATAAATTTTATGAAGCAACTCCAACACAGATTGATTTAGTTATCGAACGTAATGATGTATTTTCAAGTTCGAGTCCTTTTTCAGATGCACAATTAAATGCTTGGGGCTTTATAGCAGGACAACGTATTCCTTTACGAGTTGCGGCATTGGACGCGGATATTGAAGATGCTATTGACGCAGGCGTAATCACTATTGGCGCGGCAGGCAACGGACGATGGAAGCATGATATACCGGGCGGTCCTGATTGGGATAATACATTTGAAATGAATGGCCAGACATACTATTATATGAGAGGTACTTCACCTACAGCAAATGACGACCTTGTAAACGGTGATTACGATATTCCAAATATATGTGTAGGTGCTACTGATGTTGGATTAACATCTGGGCTCGACAGAAAAGTTTACTTTAGTGATTGTGGTCCAGGCGTAGATATTTACGCTCCTGGCACTAGCATTATGAGTGCTCATAATTCAGGATCAGCACTTGATCCTAGAAATGGCAGTTATAAAATTTCTAAAATTTCAGGAACATCGATGGCTAGTCCGCAAGTAGCAGGACTAGTTGCTTGTATGATGGAAACGTACCCACACTGGAAACAAGAAGATGTAAAAGCGTATCTTGTAAGCAAGTGGGCAGAAGAAGGTCAACTATATGATGCAATATCTACAGAGGATCCAACAGATTCAGATGACTTACAAGGGTCACCTAATATACACGCAAAATATAATTACGAACGACCACTAGAAGGTGCAGTATATCCTAAAAAGGATTACGCAATCCGACCTACAGTAGGAATAAAGTATCCTAGAGTTAAACGTACTGTAATTAAGAGACAACCAGAATAGGATAAATATTAGCATGGCAATACAATTAGTTAATATCGGCGGCGTAGCAAATGATGGAACAGGTGATGATCTAAGAGAAGCGTTTGTAAAAGTTAATAATAACTTTACTGAACTTGATAATAGAGCACCTGAACAAACAATAGCATCTAACTTAGGTTCTGTTGGTGAAGGTCTATTTGCACAAAAAGTAGGCTATGATTTGCAATTCAAAAAGATTGTTGCTGGCGGTAATGTTTCAGTAAGTTCAGATGCTAGTGGCGTAACTATTTCTAGTGTAGGTGGATTACAACAATTAATTGTTGCTACAGACACAGGAAATATTACTCTTGCAGAGGGCGATACATTTACTATTGCTGGTGGAACAAACGTATCTACTGTAACACAAGGCGCTAACGGAATAGTAATTAATTCACAAACTGAATTAAGTTCAGACGTTACTCCGCAACTAGGCGGCAATTTAGATGGTCAACAAAGAGACATTTTAAATGTCAGAAATATTCAAAGTCTTGTTCATTTAATTGATGTGCGAGATATTTACGGATTTAATTTTGGTACTATTACTGGTAGTACTTCAAGTATTATTGAATTCTTAGGATCCTCTACTATTGTTGATATGGGAACTATCACATCACCATCTGCGTTTAGTATTGATATGGGAACTATCACAAATCCATTATAATACTCTATTCAATTTCCGATAAATATAATAGAATAAGGAATTATTATGTCGGTAATCTGGACTAGAAAAACGGGAACTAATTTAGGTATTTTTGCAGAAAACGCATCTGTACGAGTAGCACTCCCTTTAAATACATCTTCAAATACAATAGATAACGTTCAAGTAATCAGTGGTAAACTACCACCGGGATTAAGGATTGAAGGTTTATACATTGTTGGTACACCGTTTGAAGTAGAAAGATTAAGTGAATTTAAATTTGTTCTTAGAGCAACAGATATCAATACTGCTATTGAAGATAGAACATTTACTATGCTCATTGATGGTGCTGACGAACCTGTATGGGTAACTGGTGAAGGACTTATTCCAGTAGATCCAGATTCAAAATACTTTGTATTAGATAATACTGTACTAGATTTTCAACTAAAAGCAATCGACGCTGATTTACCAGCAGGTGACAATTTAGAATATTTTATTGCTGATGACGAAGGAGAACTGCCTCCAGGTACACGTTTAACTAGTGACGGTAGAATTGTAGGAGTAGTTGAGCCAGTACTTGCACTTGATACTAGAGCAGGAAGTGGACACTACGATGCTAACGTGTTTGGTACTTTTCCATATGACTTTGGTGAAAGAAGTGCTAACGGATTTGATAGTTTCTTTTACGATACAAGAATTTATGACGACAGAATTCCAACTAAACAGCCTAGAAAACTAAATCGCTTTTATGAATTTATTGTTACTGTTACAGACGGTGATACATTTAAAAAACGCAAGTTTCAAATTTATCTTGTAGGAGACGACTTCTTACGTGCAGACAATACTAAGATGCAACTTGCAAACGGATTGTTTAGTGCAGATAATACATACCTTAGAACACCACTATGGTTAACTCCGGCTAATTTAGGTTACCGTAGAGCAAACAACTATCTAACATTTTTCTTAGATGTATTAGATACAGAAACCCTTGCAGGTAGACTAATATACACATTAGAAAACTTAAATGACGATAACTCACTTAGCCAACTTCCTCCAGGAATGCAATTAGATAGTACCACTGGAGAAATAGCAGGTAGAGTTCCCTATCAACCAGCAGTTACAAAAGAATATAAGTTTACAGTAAAAGCAACTAGAGTTGATAACGAATTAAATGAACTAGCAATTAAGACAAAAACTTTTACTGTTAAAATATTAGGTGAAGTAGATTCAACTATTCAGTTTATTACTCCAGAAGATTTAGGAAGTATTAGTGCAAACTTTATTTCAACATTAAGTATTAAAGCAACTACAACAGTTCCAGATTCAAGATTATTATATAGTATTGTACAAGGATCATTGCCAAATGGTTTAACTTTAGATATTAGTGGAGAGATTATTGGTAAAGTTAATCAATTTGGTACTGCTGATAAACTAGGTCTTACTGTGTTCGATAATGGTACAATGACATTTGATAATGCAAAAACTATTATCGATAGACAATTCAAGATTACAGTTAAAGCAGAGGACCGTTTTGGATTTAGTGCTGTTGAGCAAGAATTTAGATTACAAGTAACAGATCCAGACGATAACTTGTATAGTAATTTGTATATGAGGCCTTTCTTGAAACAAACTGTAAGAGATGAGTATTCTGCATTTATATCAAATCCAAATATCTTTCCGCCAGATGCAATATATAGAAGTGGTGATCCAGAGTTTGGTGTTCAAAAAGATATTAGAATGTTAGCATACGCAGGAATA